TGTCGCTTTGCAAGCAAAATCCCACTAAACCCTATAGGTTGCGGATTTGAGGTTAAATACCTACGGGAGGAAAGACCTATTCCAAATCAGCAAAACACGGTAGCCAAGAGGCTAAAGTTGCTAAAAACGGTTCTTCGTTTCTCTAACAGAATAGGGAAATACAATATTGAAGACCCATTTACAAATTATCCTATTGAACTTGGTAAACATAAAGAAGTTGCATTAAGCAAAGAAGAATATTCCAATTTTAAGAAAGCAAAACTTCCTGAATCTGCTTGTAATTCCATGAAATTGACAAAGCATATATTTACGTTTTGCGCTGAAACAGGATTGAGGTTTTCGGATGCAATGGATTTATCTTGGGAGCATATAAATGAAAAAATGACATCTTTTGAAAAAGAGCAAGTAAAAACAAGCCACTCTGTTTTTGTTCCTATCAGCAAGCAAGCGAGGGCTATATTGATAGTGTATAAAAATCAATATAAGGATACTCAAAATCATGTGTTCCCAAGAATTGATATTCAGGTAATGAATCGCTATTTGAAAGATTTGGCTAAAATCGCAGGGATTGACAAGAATCTAACTACGCATGTGGCAAGACATACCTTCGGGACAATTTTGGGAGCTTCGGAAAAAATCTCTGCATTTATGATATGTGATTTAATGGGTCATTCGGATATTGGAATGAGCCAACGATATATCAATTTGTCAAAAAGAGAATTGCAAAAAGCGATGGAATCGGTTTGGAGTAAGACTTCCTAAATACATTACGTTTCATTTTGCTAAAATCGCCAATTGTCTTAGTACATACGAGACGTATAAGACAGCTTCCTTACGGAGACTGTCTTTCTATTAAGAATTAAAAAACTAAGGATAAACAACGATGAATAGCAAGTAATTAACTATCTTTGCACCGTTCCAAATAGGAACGATTGAGTAAAAGAGGTGTCTTATCTTGCTAAAATCGCCAATTTAAGTACATACAAGACACGTCAGATAGCTCACCCGTATAGGGTGGGTTGTTTGTTCGTGTATGTACGGGTGTTTGGCGATACCTTGCAAGATATGGACGGCAACCCACTTCTTTTTTTTGTAAAACTACCTTTCATTGGTTGTCTGTTAGGAAAAATAATTTCTCAAAAAATGAAATCTATGTTTCCAAAGAATATAACTATTGTAGTTATAATGCTTCTTTCCCTTTCCTTTCAGAGTGTTTATTCTCAAACCAAGAAGAATCAGCAATCTTTTGTTACAACCGATATGGCAAGAAAAATAAGTTATTCTTGCCAATATAACGAACGTATGCGGTGGTTCTTTGCTAATGCCAATAATATCAATTTCAGTGATGAAGCTGATAGAATACTCCGTACTTTGGATAAGCACTTGGATTATGCCGAAAAATATCTGATAGCGTTATATTACAACTATGGTACGAGAATGGGGTATTTTGCCTTAAAAAACATGGGATTTACTATTAAAGAAACAGAAAGGGTAGAAGTAGTATGGGAGCAAGAAGAGGCAAAGCAAGAAGCCATTGCGAATAAGAAAAGGCAGGAAGAGGAACAAGCACTATTAAAACGTATCGAAGCGGATGATATCTTTACTGAAGATATTTTATCTATTAAACCTAATATTGAAATTGACATTGCAGAACTGGCAATTTCTCCCGTAACCAATAATAAGAATGAGCGTTTTGATTATTATTATCGTTGTATTATAGACAAAGAAGGGAAACTTTCATTGGCAAACTTTTCCGATACTTTAAACTATTCAGTCATGCAAAAATTCATTTATGATTATATCACTAATGAGAATATTTATAAGGCTGGTTGTATAGAAATAGAAGGTAGGCATATTCCTGTCAATAGTTATGTTAATATAGAATTCAAGGAACAAAGATATAAGCATAGAGGATATTTAGACCTAAGCATAAAGAAAGATAAGAAAACTAATAGATGGGAAATATTACCTAACAATTCTACTGATTTAATGCACTGGACGTGTGAAGACCCCGAAGTATTAAAGCTCGATTTAGAAAATGCAATATATAACTGTCCTCAATTACAAGAAAAGAAAGGAAAGATGCAGCTTAAAATATATGTTTATGAAAGAGTTTTAAGTTCCAATATTTCCGATAAGATAGAATTATCTCATTATTTTGAAATGACATATAGAAGTGGTTCATTTGGTAGATATGGCGAATACATTCCGTTAGAATACAAAATTTCATTTTAGTTATTACGAAAGTACCATATCATATTTATTGTTAAAAATATCAAATTACTATCAACCTTCAATTAGGAGAAAACCCAATAATTTATTTCGACTTCTCATGTTTTTCTTCAAAATCAAATTGTTAAAAAATACCAAAACAGTGATAGATCAATAAAATCCCTGTTATAAGTATGGTTTTAACCATGGCGAGAAACTCGCCATTTAAAATCATATAAAAATGAAAGCAAAAAAAGAAAATGTCTTCATCTGTCAAGAGATGGACGAAATGCTAAAGCAGAGAGTTGATTATTTGGTAAAGATTAGTTTGATAAATCAGCGGAAACGTTGGATTTCAGATTATATTGAAAAGAATTTTACGAAATTCATGGGCGAAGACCGCCTTTTGACTTCTGACGAAGTGGTGGAGATGTTACAAATCTCTCATCAAACTTTAGGTAGAAGGATAAAGCAAGGTAAATTATTGCCCGTTAATCCAGAAGCCAAAAGAAACTATCGGTTCAAAAGAAGCGATGTATACAAACTAATCGAAAAAGAGGAGGTGCCGAATGACTGATAATATTCTATTCTGGTGTGCAGAGGTAAGTGTTATTAAGCATCTGACAAAGTCATTCTTTGAAGGGCAAGAAGGTTTATACGAGAATTTTAATAATGAGCATACGTTTAAGCTGTATAATCCAGACAATTATCACGCAAAGAACTATATGCGAGTTAGTAGCGTTGGCTTTGGAAGATTTCTGACCGTTAGAGGAAGTTTGAGAAAGTGGTATCTTGGAGAAAATTCTATCGGAGATACTCTGAATGATTTTACTCATGAATACGAAGATGCTATAAAGCTACTTCTTTCACTTCTTGGTATTAAATATAGCAAGGCAAAGCATCTTAATATAGCAAGAATTGAAATTGGAATAAACGTAGAAGTGAGTGAAAAATGCTCAGAAGTCCTTCATAGATTCGTTGGGTATCGGAGCGTTCACTATGAACCAGCACTAAGAAAAAGTTACAAAAAATTTGAATCCAAAGGACTTAATATTACTATGTACAATAAGGTGCTTGAAATATCAAAGGACTTTCGAAAGAAAAAAATAAAAACGGAGGAACAAAAACGCTTCTTGAAAGAAAATGAAGGCAGAGATATACTCCGTATTGAATTTACGGCAAAAGGAGGTCATACTAAAATTAAAAACCGACTTGGGATTGGTACTATTTCGGAAAGCGTTACATATTTTGGTTTATTGTATATTTTCTTTTGGGATAGCTTACAGGATATTCAGTTTACGGATATGTATTGTAATGAACCAATTCTTGATGCAAAAGGAAAAACTCAAAAAGAAATTCTTGACTTTGTTAAGTTATACGGAATCTTCATGCTTGGAGAAGAGCGAATAAAAGAGATGGTTGATGAATCTAAAAATCCACGCAATACAAGGCAAGTTATTAAAAGGTTACAAAATAATACAAAAGCTCGTTATGGTTCGTACAGCAAAGAATCATTGATGAAAGATGTAAAAAGACAACTTGTATTATCAATGCAAAAAAGTGGATGGTTACATCTTGCAAAGGAAGGGCTATCTTTGAGTCCGAAGGTCTCAATATAATAGTATTAAACTAAACGTAGCGAAAAGTAAACGTTCAATGTATGGACTCCATAATATTAAGGGAGTTGTAATATATTGATGACTTCAATTAGACACTGAGAAGCGGAGGGAAATGTAAATTGTAGATAATTGACATGTATATAAGTCTTTGACTCATTTTATAACTGATGATATTTATTTGATTACTACCACTTGGAATCAGTCTAAGGATATAAGGAAGCGCAGTAAGATGAGAAGAGGTTGTAAAATGCCTGAAAATATTGCTAATGATACCTATCTATCCCGAATGTAAGTTCGGGATAGATGATAGCATAAACAGTATTATTAAGACAATTTTGGAAAGGCTGAAACCAAAGTATATATTCTGCCGATTCCTTCTTTGCCATTAATAAAGAATCACTATCAGAGATAATTTGAATTACTATTGAGAATGTACAGTTATCCCAAGCTAATAAGCTGTTCGTTTGCGCATTGCTGTTATTTACTACTAAACGCAGCCGAATAGCAGAGAAACGTAAAGAATAACAAAGATAAGTTTCTGTAATTGGATTAGAATCGCAAAGCCATACCCAGATAATATAATACTTCTGTGAGAATCGAAATACAAAGACCTATAAGATGAGAGTACAGTATATTGTTTGCCTTCCGTTGAGTTTATTATTATGAAATCGACGATAGATATACCGAAATGAGAAATAGACGCTCTCAGGCTCTTATTTTATTGGATGATAGAAATGTTTTAAGAAAGTAAGGATTTTCTATTTTGCTATTCCTCGAAAACCCAATAAAACATTGGCATTTCTCTGGTTTTAATCCTTTTTTTAATCCTAAAAAGAAAAAACTCCTGTAACTTATACTGAAATTCAGTTAGTTACAAGAGCTTCAAGAGGTTCCTGGCGTAATACCTTCAAGATTGACAACCAGCAATTTATTAATCATGCGGGATACAATCGGAACACAAAAAACCTACAAAGCCCCAACTGATAGGTCTATTTTTCTCTTTATTAATTAACTCTCAATCCATTAATATCAGTTCTTATATAAATAAATCACATTATTTTTTATTTAATTCCCCCCATTTACCGCCACGCACAACCCTCATCCCACTTTAGAAATACCTAATTTATCTTGCAGCTCTTCATTTTCAATTTTCAATTTTGTCAACTCTGTCTGCATATCAAGCATTTTGTTAATAAGCTCCAAATGTAATTCGTTCTTGTTAGAATCTACTTGATTACATGTTCCTTGTAATAGCATTTCTCCTTGACCAGTCATCAACCAACGAGCATTGAGGTTTTCGTTATTTATTAGAATTAATCCAATATCTTCGGTTCTAAAACCAGCTTTCCCTTTTTTAGCTTCAGATAATTTTGATGGACCAAATCCAACTACTCTAAGGTACTCGGCTTCAGATTTATATATCTTATTATCAACAAGATATCTAATCCACTCTACAACTCTTCTATCAATATCATTCTTTCCCATAAAAAATAATTGGAAAATTTCCAATAAAATAATTTGATTATTGGAATAACTCTAATATATTTGCACTGTATTCATAAAGAAAACGTTTCAAAGGTATATAAAACCTTTGTCATGTACAATAGCGAAAATACACTATAACAATAAAACTATGCCTCAAAAATTAAATTACTCATTCGCTAAAGGCTGCGGGAAGGTTTCAAAAGAGAATTACTCAGCCCTCAATGCAGAACTCAAAGAGTTTCTGAACTGCTCTACTGCGCAGTATTACTATTTACGTCGCAAAAAATATGTTGATATGCCGGCTCATGTTAAAACTGGTATTGAATCCATATTTTCTAAGTATGGTATTAGTCCGGAAGATATTTGGGAAATAACTCCTGCTTAATGATGAATACTAACGTTACTTTAGCTAAACGAGAAAAAGAAATCCTTGAGCGCGTAGCTTGGGGAGCCTCTTATAAAGAAGTAGCCAATTTTCTCAAAATTAGTTCCAGCACAGTAGACAATACCTTGCGCCGGGTAAAGGAGAAGATAGGTTTAAATAAGGTGACTGAGCTTTCGGCCTGGTGGTTTTGTACCACCTATGGGATCAGCTTTAGCCTCTCTCCTCTTTCCAGACAAGTCATTGCTGCCGTATGCTTATGCCTTTTTTGCTTCGGAGAATTTGCAAATACTTCACACAGCAATTGTATTGCCAGAAAAACCAGGAGGGCGCGAACAGAATGTCGTGCCAGACGATTTGAAACTTCTATCAATCAACCCTATATTATTTAACCAAATGCGCTATTAAGGTATGCGCCCGGTGAGAATCCGGTTTATATGCTATACAATTATTATATTCAAATGACCGTAGAAGTTTATTCTTTAATTATTAATCATTTAATGCCGTGTGAAAGGACACACGTAGGGTAATCAGTCCCTGGTTAAGGTTTGTTACACAAAAGAAAAGCCGGGTGAAACATCCCGGCAAACGGGCTATAGTGTAAAGGCAGCACACGAGTTTCCATCCCTCGCAGTCCGGGTTCGATTCCCGGATGTCCACACACCAAAATACTTATTATGAAAATAGTTCACAGTCCATCACCAGGAAGAGTTAAAAAGCAAAAAGCCAACCTTTTTATCAATGACAATCCAGAAGAGCTAATCCGGATTATTACTAATAGGTCAGAAGCCCAGAAAATCATGCTTCGTCTTGACGAACGCACTCAGGTTCTTGTCGATCCCAAAGACGTAACTCCGAAAAACATCGAGAAATTAAGACGCAAGTATGGAATAGGATGTTCTCATAAAAATAAAAAATCTAAATAATGCGACAGGAAGATAAAGAAGAACTGAGAATTATATTAAAAAGAGCTGTTTGGATAGTCCTCGTATTATTCATCGTCATAGCTCTTTTCCAACATGTCATTAGATATTACATAAATCAATTAATATAAAATGAAGAAAAATAAAGGATTTACAACACCATGTTACATAGCTGTTAAAGACGGAAATCACGCAAATCGTCTAATGATAGCTTTAAAAAGTATAGGCGATAGAAAAGTATTTGGGATACCAGAGAATGTTACATATCCTTGTGTTTGTGGAGTATCCTCAAATATTATATCATTTGGTGAATTGATTGATTTAGATTTTGCCGGTTTTATCAATTGTAAAGATAACGAGAAGCTATTTCTTTCATTAGCTTCACTTCGGAATGATTCGGACATTAATCAATGGTTTACTGATGGCAAGAAATGGGTAATCAGTGATATTCATTCTCTTCTTGAGCTGAAAGAGTATTTCCAATTAATTAAATTCGATTATTTAAAAACTCACAAGGCAACAGTCGAAGAACTTATCAAGCATTTCAACTTGTAACTAAATATATGAATAATGATGGTAATAAAATTCTGGATGCTATTAAGAGAATGGCGGCAGATGACAATAAAGGTTTGAGAATGACTACTACCATAGTCGATGTTAAAGATGATCCACGCGGCTCAATCGTTGGTTTTGGGACTGAAAAAGTTTGCGGGGATGATGCAAAAGCACAGACAATGGGATTACCCGGTAAATATATGGCATGTGCTTTTTTTATAGATCGAGAAGAACTGAAAAAATACCTCTAATAAATTAGAAAGGAATAAAAGTTATGGAACAAAGAATTTTTCTTTTAGCACTCAAAAAGAGTGAGAAATACGAAGGTACAACTTATTGTATAGGTGTATATAAATTAGGAACTCCATACGCGGAGTTTATTTTAGGCGAAACGGATAATGATCGGGAGTATAAAAGAGGTGATGAAGTTTCATACATCTATAATGCCGATTACACAACTAATCTACAAAGTGCCTTGGATTGGCTGAATGGAACCAAATAACTAAAATATGGATATAGAAAAGATTATTTTCAATATTGCCAATTATGGTGCATGTACGTGGGTTAGATATTGGATACAAAAAGAAATATCAGGTTTAACACTGCCTGGGGAGTATATTGCAATAAGGGGTTCTTTTTTAGCTGATGATCTGCTTATGGATATTTTTGAAGCTGGCTTTGAAATCAAAATGATATCGTCAAAGAAAATAGAAGCTGATGCTTATTGTGATGTTTTATTAATGCGTAAATTGAAATAAAACGATATAGAAATGAAGAAAACTCACGGTTCATTATTTAGCGGAATTGGAGCTCCGGAACTTGCATCCGAATGGATAGGATGGGAAAATCTATTTCATTGCGAAATAAATGATTTCTGCCGGAGCTTTTTAGAAAAACGATTTAAAAGTACAAGTTATGCGGATATCACCACAACAGACTTTAATATTTGGCGCGGACGAGTGGACATCCTTACAGGTGGATTCCCTTGCCAGGATGCAAGTAAAGCGAAGCAGACAGGTGGAAGGGGACAACTCGGACTTGAAGGACACAGAACCGGGCTTTGGTGGCACATGTACCGTGCGATTGATGAAATCTGTCCCCGATGGGTTGTCGCAGAAAACGTTGCCAATATCACAAGAGTTAACAACGGAAGAGATTTTGCAAAAATCCTCCATTCGCTTTCCGGACTGGGGTACAATGCAGAATGGAAGATTATGTACGCTTCTGACGCAGGTGCGCCCCAAAGAAGAGCCAAGTGTTATCTGGTTGCTTACTCCAACGGCATCCGATTACCGGCGGGAAAATCTTTCTTCTCCAATGTATGCCAAGAGATTATCAAGGAGCGCCGGATGTTTGCCGGAACATCTTTATCGGTTGGGATTTCGTGGGTTAGTCAACCATCGGTTTGTAGCGTGGGTTATGGGTTTTCCGATAGATCATCTGAATTGTATGGCAAATCTCGACTAAAAGAAGAAGTATTTCATGCTTATGGAAATTCTATGTGTCCACAATTGATCCATGAAATTTTTAAAAGAATAGAATATTTAGATAATTAACGTATAACTAAACAGGAAAGGAGTTGAATAAAGCGAGAATTCTCGCTTTTAATCACCTGTTAAAAACAAAATTATGGAAACAAAGATTATTGCCAGAGTGAACAATGTGGATATAGTGTCCACGAGTGATGAACAATTAGTTGCTATCAAGCCAATATGTGAAGCATTGGGTATTGATTGGAGTTCGCAAAAGCAACGTATAGAACGGGATGAAATTTTAGCATCAACTATGGTTATGATAACCACAGTTGCCGCTGATGGTAAAGACCGTGAAATGTGCGCCGTCCCTTATATGTTCGTCTTTGGTTGGCTGTTCTCTATTGATGCTTCTAAGGTCAATGAAGATGTCAAGGAGTCCGTCTTGAAGTATAAGATGGAGTGTTACAAAGTGTTGTTCGAGCATTTCACCGAACCGCAAACTTTCCTCAAGCAAAAACAGGTGGCTATCGAAAGAGAAGTCAATGAATACCAGGAACGGCAGAAAGATTTTAAAGATGCTAAAAAGCGCATGGATGAATCTAAAGCGCGTCTTAATAAAACGATGAGTATTACCATTGAAGACTGGAGAGCCAACAACCGGCAGCTAAATCTGCCATTTGAGAAAGAAATCACAGAAGAATAAAATAATCCGGGCAAAATGTATCACCATTCAAAAATAATCACTATGTTTGCAGTGTCTATTACAAGTTTTCTCAAGAATGCGGGCAACCAGCTTGCATTTACCGTGCAGGCATTTTTTATGCCCAGACATATAGTGTACCATATTTGGTATCCGTGTACCCCCGTGTGGAGCGTTAATGCGCCCACAGCATTCTTGAGATGTGATAGACAGCGGGAAAGGCACGGATACTTTCATTTTAAAACTTTATTGTTATGTCTGACAATGCAAAAGTTTTCGCAGCTACTCAAGACAGCTTCGGAACGTCCGCCCACGAAACGGGTACTTCTTCCATCGCCCTCACCGGCAATCCCTTCACCGACCTTGCCGCCTACGGCATCGACCTGCACGGATGTACCATTCGCTACCTGCGTGGTGCCAACCACAATGGCAACACCATCACCGGGCGGTTCAATATCTCCGGGCGTGAGGAGACAGCCGGAGCATCTTCTTACGAAACCCTCATTCTCTTCCTGGTGGAGAAGAACCGTGAACGCCGCCGTTATGTGGCGGAATGCCATAAACGCAAGCGTGAACGCAATTTTGCATCATGGCAGACTCGCCACCCGGAATTCACGTTCTACAATTGTAACGTCACATTTATGTAGCCACTTACACAAGTCGGCTAATTACTATTCCATTGCGCAACCTGCCATAAATGTAGGTTGTGCAGGAATTCTATACCCTAATAATTAATTCAAATCAAATAAGAAAGGAACGCTATGTGTAAAGAGATAATGTACATGATAACCTACCCGGATGGTACACTTGCGATGAATACTCAAAAGTATTACCGAAGAGATTGCGTCAGATACTGGCTGGACGGAACTGGTTTGACATGGAAACAGATGTATAAGAAAGGCTTTCGCTGTAAAAAAGTGAAAGTTACATTTGAAATAATTGATTAATAACTGGAAAAACATGAATAAAGACAGACGTAAAAGGATTCAGGACATTAGAGATCAGTTACAGGACTTGCAAACCGAAATCGAAGAGATTAAGGATGAAGAACAAGAAGCTTATGACAATCTACCTGAGTCATTACAAGATGGTGAGAAAGGTGAAAAAATGACAGACGCAGTTGATAACCTTGATTCAGCATATTCTTCGCTTGAAGACGCAATAGGTTATCTTGACGAAGCAGTACAATAACTCTCAAATCCAAACAGAGTAAAAATGTACGTCGATATAGACTCCCGAAACCAAATCTCCATCAATGGTCTGACTCCTGAAGAAGCACTGCGCCTTTCCATGATAATAAGACTCGCTGATTCTCGTTTCCTCACCGGTCCTCTGACAGTTGCCGGGGATCAGCTTTATTTGCACGCAACCCGGGCTTTTGACTCCATCCTGAAGGTTGAGAAAAAAGTCCCAACTCTAAAAGAATAACAACATGTTCTACAATGATGACGAAATCAAACGCATCAAGGAAGCCTCAGAAGGCAGGCTTATTGATGTTGTCGAGAAATTTCAGAGCCTCCGACGTTCCGGTGCTGACTACACTTGCGACTGTCCTCGATGCAAGGGAAAAGGTAAGCTGGCCTTCAGTCCGGCAAAGCAGGTATTCAACTGCTTCGGATGTCATGAAGTAAAAGGCAACAGTCCTCTCTCTTACCTCATGACTGTTGAAGGCATGGCCTACACCGAAGCGCTCGACTACCTTGTTGAACAATTCAATGTCCTGCTCGATCAGCGTCCGGTTCTCAAGAAAAAGAAACCGGTGAAATTAAAAAAAGGCAGTAAAGCAGCAAAGGGAATTGATACGAACAGCTACTGCGCACGCATGTTGGCCGAATCCGGATTAACCTTTGAGGATGTCACAGCCCGGGTTTATAAAATAGGTGATACCAAAAGTATCTTTGAGCAACGTACTTTTCGTCCAGGTACTATTGACGAGCGCGGATTAATAACCCCCAAAGGCGATGACGTTATCATCGAATACTACGATCTTGAAGGCCTTCCCGTCACCTACATTCGTAAATACCCTAACAAAAAGTCTGCTGATACTGATCGTCAGGAATACTATCGCATCCGGTGGCAGTTTCCGGATGCCCATCTCGACAAGGAAGGAAAACCGTACAAATACAAATCGCCACGAGGAAGCAGTACTCCGATCTACATACCTGAGCGTATGCGCGCGCTTTACAAAGCCAAAACACAAATTCACCGGCTCTATATCCAGGAAGGCGAAAAGAAAGCTGAAAAGGCATGTAAACATGGTATCCCGTCCATAGCAGTCAGTGGTATTCAAAATCTTGGTCTGAACGGTGCCCTTCCGGAAGATCTTGTTACCATTATCACCACTTGTCAGGTCAAGGAAGTTGCCTTTGTATTTGATTCTGACTGGGATGATATCTCTGCGAATATCCGTATTAACGATCGTATTGAAAAACGTCCGCAGAACTTTTTCTTTGCAGCACGTAATTTCAAAGAGTATATGCGTACCCTGAAAAATCGTAATATCTACGTTGAGATCTTCGTTGGTCATGTCTTGAAGAATCCAGCCGGAGACAAGGGTGTCGATGACCTTCTTGCTAACACGCTACGCGATCACGAAGACGAACTCGCTTCCGATATCGAATTTGCCTGCAATGAGAAAAAAGGACTCGGTAAATATGTTGAGATGTTCAAGGTAACCACTTGGACCGATCATAAACTTCAGGAACTATGGTGTCTGCACTCTCATGAAGCTTTCGCCAACCGGCATAAAGACATCCTCTGTAATCTTCCAGAGTTCTTGTTTGGTCGATACCGCTGGAAATTCGATGAACATGGCCAGGTCATTCTCGCCCAACCGTTCGATGAAGACGAACAGTTCTGGAAAGAGGTTACTAAATCGGACCGGTCCGGTAACGAACGAACCGAATACGAATTCTGCTATGTGAATTCTCAGAATTTCTTGCAGAATCGGGGTTTCGGCCGTCTCCGCCGCCTGGATAAATCTTATCAGTTTATTCACCTTGATCCGCCCGTTGTCCGTTCCATCGAGGCTTCCGATGCCCGGGACTATCTTTTTCAGTTTGCTAAGCATAACTGTAAAACCGAAGTCAATGAAATGTTGATCAAAGGCGTTTCACAATACGTTGGTCCTGATAAACTATCCTTGCTCGAGTTCATTCAGCCGAACTTCATCAAGCCCAATCGCGAATCACAATATTTCTATTTCGATAAATCATGCTGGCTCGTCACCCGTGATTCCGTTCAGGAAATAGGCTATGAAAACATAGCACACCAAATATGGGAGGAACAGAAAAAATCCATACCGGCAAAATTCATCGGCAAACCTCTCATTACTTTTAGTAAGGAGAATGATATCTACAACTATTCCATTTCTCCTGTCGGTACTAACAGCCATTATCTTCAATTTCTTATCAACACCAGTAATTTCACCTGGAGAAAAAATCCGGAAGACATTACTCCGGAAGAAGAAAATGAAAATCGGGTTCATCTGCTGAGTAAACTTTGTGCAATAGGCTACATGGTCATGGAGGCAAAGGATAACAATGTCGCCCGTGCCGTTATCGGCATGGATGGCAAGCAGTCTGAAGTAGGCGAGTCGAATGGCCGTTCAGGAAAATCCCTCGTAGGTGAACTGATGCGGAATGTTGTTCCGACTACTTACATTCCCGGAAAGCGTCCCGACTTGTTCACCGATCAGTTTGTCTGGAATGATGTTCAGGAGAACACTAAACTTGTTTTTATTGATGACGTTCTGCAGAACTTCAATTTTGAATTTCTATTCCCCAACATCACCGGTGATTGGACTGTCAATTACAAGGGGGGCCGGAGGATCACTATCCCGTTTGCACGCTCTGCGAAAATCTACATAGCCACAAACCACGCTATTCGTGGTACTGGTTCCAGCTATACCGATCGCCAATGGCTGTTAGCTTTCTCCGACTTCTATAACGATACGCATAAACCCGTTGACGATTTCGGAACCCTCTTCTTTTCCGAATGGGATTTCGATCAATGGAACCTTACTTGGAACCTTCTGGCCAACTGCGTGCAACTCTATCTCACTTTTGGTATCATTCAGGCACCCGGCGAACGTCTTGAGCAGCGTAAGCTCCGGCAGGAGATCGGAGAAACTCTTATCTCCTGGGCCGACGAATATTTCTCTTCACCCGATCATCTCAATGTCCGTCTTCCCCGGAAGGATCTTTGGGATGCTTTCTGCAACTACGACAATGCCCAGCGGAAATTCAATACCCCTACTTCCTTCAAGAAGAAGTTCATTATGTACTGTGCCTGGAAAGGTTTTGTTTTCAATCCTCAAAAATATGATAGTACCACTGGGCTGCCTTTTCAAACCGACAAGGATGGCCGCCCTGTTGTCGATGACAAAGCCGGAGGCATTGAATACTTTACCATTGGCACCGGGTCACTCGGTCCCGATTCTATTCAGGAAGCGACAGACCCCATGGGATTACCTGTTTCTAATAAAATTGATTATTAACCCTTTAAATTCAAACAAATGAGTGTCAACAAATCTATTTTTATCGGCTACATGGGTAATCAGGCCGAAGTCAAAGCAACTGATTCAGGTATAAAATATGCCCGGTTCTCTATTGCCTGTACCGAACGTGGATATACTCGTAAGTCCGATAACGTCCAAATCCCCGACCGAACTGAATGGATTCCGGTCATTGCCTGGCGTAGTCTGGCCGATCTTATTGAGAAATATACCCGTAAAGGCAGTAAACTCTTCATTGAAGCACATTTCACCTCTTCTCGGTACGAAGACTCCACTGGAGCAAAACGTACCTCATTCGAGTTCATTGCAGATAGTATCGAACTGCTTGATCCCAAAACCGATGAACGTCCGTTACCTCCGGAACCAATACCATCAACGGGGAAAATGAGCTATAACGAGTAAAACAGTATCCTTATGAATCTCTCTTCCTACAGGCTCAATAACATTTCCGAGGTTCTTCCTCTCTATGAGGAGAACCCCGGCCGTTTCATGCGATTCTACAACACGATCTATCTTTTATTATGCAGCATACCGCCACTTGGTTCCATCCGGGTGGCCGATCATTGTCAGCCGGCATCTTATAGTATTTTTATAAAATGTGTCTGCTTATGTATTCTTGAAGAGCGCCATCAGAGCGAAGAGATTGACAGGATGTTGGAGTTTTCTGATGACTACACGGAAATTCACCGGTCCGGAATATTCCGGAAATTCGTTTATCAGAACCCTTTTTACCAACGACGAAAGGAGTAGAATATTCCAATTTATTACCCTGTAAAGGTACGCAAATTAAACGATATATGCAACAAAATCATGATAAAAAAAGAGAATAAAATATATGTAATAGTATCGACTGATCCGCATGAGCGCGAACAGACGATTGCTCGCTTGGCCGTCCGTCTCAACTTCGCGCGTGTGCCTTCCGATGCTCTCAAGATCATTAGTAAGGAGATATATTCCATCGACCTCAATACTGCGTATTTCGTTCTTTGCAGCAATTATAATTTCCGAGGTTCTGTCATCACCACACAGCGCCTTTATGAACTCGCCGCACGGGGTATCTGTGTTGTGGTTGGCGTGAAGTCTCTCCCGCGTGAATACGAGATGATGGCACAGGTATTCTATCCGGGTGATTTGCGTTAGTACAAACAAGACATTTCTATTTTGTTTAGTGTTAGTATTCTTCTGGTAGCGGAGACGTGTGAACGTCTTCGCTACCTCTTTTTTAGCCTTCCGTTCCCCTCGCCTCCCCTTGCTTTTAAGAAAACGTTTTGAACAACAGTGCTTCGCCACAAAGCAAACAAAAGCCCGGGGAGTATATATATATTTTTTATTATTTTTTCTTTTTACAAAAATACCCTGTATAAAAACGATATTATTTTTGTGCTTTCGTGCAGAGTCTTGTTTTTCGCTATTTATTACATTAAAAATCAGATATTTAAACACCGCACAATTTTTGTACGAAATCGTACTTTTCGTACTAAAATGCACAAAAACGCATTTTGTACGCAAAATAGTTCATCCGTACAAAATTGTACGATTTTAGTACGATTATAACAATCTGATAATCAACGTTTTTTAAAATCGCCATGCACTAAATTCACAAAAGCACAAAAATCCCCCCTTGTTTTTGAAAGGGGTATTGTTATGCTATTTTCCATCAAACTATTGGAAAACAGCATAAATAATCGTACTTTAGCTCCGACCATATAACCTACACCTAATGATGACTACCAAAATAGAAGTGCCCGCCCATCTGCATGAGTATCTTGCAGGCAAATATTGCAGTCTGAACCTGAACCAACCAGTCCGCTTTCCCGATGGTGCCGATATCTATCATCAACTGTTCGACCTGCTTGAACGGCGACCGATATCAGCACCCGTGGATCGTGGTAATCTTGAAATCTGCCTGCCTAACCGAAGCATTGGAAAGCCACCGGAAACTTACAATTATCTCGGTTTACGTTCCACGCGGTTACTCGTTCGCAAAATAGAACTGATGATGTGGGCGGATGCTCACGAATTCATAGACGATCAGAAACACAGGCATGGTATCATATTCATCAATAGCATACATACCTTTATGACCAGATACGGAATTACCTCCATATCGGAGGACGCTTTTCTCAAAAACTACTATCGATGGCGAAAGCGCGTCCGCGCGAAAGAAACCAGGGCCTATAATAGTGGAAAAAAATCACCGAGCAAGCGTAGTTAATTGTCCGATTTACGTGCCAAAACAGGGATAAAAAGAGGATAAATAGTACTAATCATTGAAAATCAATAAATTATGAATAAGTATAATAACATGGGAGGCATCCTTTTTGCATCAATTCTCTTTGTCAGCGAGTTTGATATCTTTACCGTATTGGGTAACACCGCCTATATTTCGATTAAAAAAGGGCACGCCTGGCGTAACCTTCCCATATCCTTTTCTGTCACCGCTCCTGATGTTGCCCCTGTAGAATCCGTTTCCGGAATCACCTATAACATATCCTCAAACATTCCCATCCTGCGCGCTTGCCTCTCCCCTGATCAGGCTGACATCATTCGTACCGGATTAAAAGAAGGATGTGTATTAATGTGTCAGGATTGTGCCGGGTACAAGTTCGTATATGGAACCCCCGAACATCCGCTTCAGGGAACACTTACTGAAAAAATAGGAAAGAAGAAAACAGACCTCTCTTTCTACGACCTAAAACTGACATCCAAATCTGCCTATCCTCAACTCATTCCGTCCGGATTTTAACGTCCTTCTCCACCTCTGTATATAGCCGTATCATTGCATCAAAATCAATGCAATGAGCCAAAAACGTATCATTTTATCCGATTCGTCTATCAACCGTTACGGATACCGGGTCCTTACATCAGGCCTTCTATTAGAAGCTTTCCTGGCAAACCCCGTCATGCTGTACATGCACTTTCGCGACGAAGGTACACCCGAATGGTGCGATTACAAGGCCATCGGCTATTGGGACGATATCAAGATTGAAGGCGACCAACTTTCTGCCATTCCTGTTTTCGACAAGGTTGATGATCTATCAAAAACCATTGCCGCAAAATACGAAGCAGGGACTTTGCGTGCCGCAAGTATTGGTATCCGAATCTTGGCCACCTCTGCCGAAAAAGAATATCTGCTACCAGGACAGACCCGCGAAACTGTTACCAAAGCAGAAATAATGGAAGCCTCCATTGTCGACATCCCGGCCAACGCCAATGCCGTTCGCCTTTACGATCGCTCCACATCTGTTAAACTGGCAGCAGGTATGGATTCACAAGTAGTGCCAGAATTAAAACCATTTAATCCCGAAACAATGAATTTTAAACCCTCATGGTCTGCGTTTCTTTCCTTTCTGGGTGTTGCACAAGACAAAGCTGAATCTACTGAGCTGTCAGCCGAGAATTTAGATGCAATACACACCGAGTTGGAACGCTTGAAGGCCGAAAACAACACCCTGAAACAAGCCAATCAGGATGCAGAAACGAAGCTTGAAACCGCAACATCTGAAGTCACAGGGCTGAAAACCGATAACGACACAAAGGACACGGAGATCAGTACGTTGAAAACAGAAAACGGTCAACTCAAACTACAGGTTCAGAACCTGAAAAACGCACCCACTCCTGGAGCAAATCCTCCTGCGCCCAAAACCGAACCTGCGTCCGAATCCGAAAAGGAAGAACTCGCTGCCTTCTGTGAAAAGAACGAAGGAAATTATCAGGGTATGACCGAACGCCTGAAGGCTGAAGGTCTCCTGTAACAGTAACCTAAACTATAACTTCAAACATTTATCATGTCAGAAACTAAATTAATTGATGTCTCCAAGCTCAACGAAGCCCTTGTCATCTATGATAAAGCCCTTCGTACACTTCCTTACGCAACTCTTACCGAGGTGGCCGGTATTCTCAAGTTCAACGTACGTGATCTTCAGGGAAAGCACTCTCTTATCAATGAACGTCGCCGTGCCGGTGGAACTCAATCCTATAAGATCGGGAAAGATTTCGGATTAGTCGACAAAATCCTCGGTTATGAACCTTCCATTATCGAACCGAAGGACGTTGTATGTATTACCAAAGAGAACTCACAAAAGTACGATGACAACGAACTACTCATTGTCGGAGGAACTCCTGTCAGCAATACCAACAAAAAACATCCGCTTGAGACAAAAGTAGCGTTCATGCTCGTACGCTCACACATTGAGGATATTGTCTACATGCTCTACCATGCCGAACGAGATGAAGATTCTAAATCACCGGTAGGTGCTTTCGATGGAATCTTCACAAAAATCGATATGCTCATTGCAAAAGATATGGTCAATGCCGCTCGTGGAAACTTCGCCATCTCCGGAGAATTTACGCCTCCCACGTCCGATAGCGATTCTGCCGCATACGAGAACCTCGTTGAGTGGATAGGAGGTGCCAACAGCTATCTGCGTAGTAGCGTTGGAGGAACTCCGCAACTACAATGTTCCGAAACCGTCCTGAAAGCTGCTCGCGCTGCATTGCGTATTAAGTTGCGTATGCAGGAATATCCTTCTATGCAACGTATGATCGAACTTCTACGTGAAGATGCTATGTGCCCGTCTCTGATCGTTTCTACTCACGAATCCCTTGGAATGGGTTCACGGCTCACTTTGCAAAAAGTGGGTAATATCGATGTTGCCTTCAATACCCAGGCTGCTGCTAAATTCTGCCAGATACGCGATATCTACGAAGACCCGAATGAATGGCAGTTCTGGCTACAAGCCGGATACGACACCCGTATCAATGACTGGCACGAAAAAGTATTCCGTACCAACGAACAAAAGAACACAGCTCTCGATCTGGCTGGCGACTACTGCAATACTGGTGCCGTACAGATTAATATCACCGGTGCCGATGCAGCTACCTGTCGCATTCAGGGCAAAGTTTCCACTCGTTACAACGGTCAGTTCTTCCTCGGTCTCGCACCTGGCAATTACACCATCGAGTTCGATTCCGTTGACGGTAAGACCAAACCGGCCAACCAGCAAGTTACTGTCGTAGCCGGAGAAGTAGCCACCGCAACCGGTGCCTATACATAACCTAAACCACAGAGGGCGGCCAATCACCGTCCTCTCATTATTCACTCAATAAACCATATCTTCAATGAAAAAGTTTATCTTATTCGCTTTCTGCCTGTTAGCAGTTGCCATCATTGTAACGCTCCCGGATATTCAACCCCATTTTTCAACCGATGGTTCTAATCTATTGCTCACATTAGCCACCGGTCCGGCCTTTGCACCTCTGAAATGGCCAACCGGACAAAACAATATGGGTGGTTACAAAAGCCGTCTCCTGTTCATTCCGTTTGATGCACCCGAGACCGTTCCGGAAGTTCCGTTACCATCGGTGGCAAAAGGTAATGACGAATTAGTCACCGCTACCGGTTCGTTTACTTTTCCTGCCGGTGGAAATTATACTCAACCTGTTTACCTGTACAGCACCGAAGGAGAAGTCGATTACAATGCAGAGCCGCAAGGTGAAACCGATGGTATCTCATACAAACCGACTTTGAGTTTCTTCTTCCCGGGAAATACGCCCGGTATGCACGCCTTTAATGCTCTGGTAAAAAACACTCCGGGATACTATGTCTTTGAAGATGTCGATGGCCGGCAGATGTTACTCGGTCAACCGGGCCTGTACGCTAACACATCCCCTTCTTTCAAAGGAGGAAAAGCCCGTGCTGATCGTCGGGGTAGTACTTACACCGCTACTGCCGATTCCAACTACACCGCCATCTTTTTACAAACTCCAATTGACATGGAAGCACTCGCCAAAGGTGAATATGTTCCGGGTGGAGACCATGGAGAAGATCCTACAGTATAACAATCCATAAAAAAGTATGACCCGCCAAGAGCAATTAAACAACTGGTTAGGAAACCGTCAGCGCACATACGCTGACGGTCTCTCCCTGTTTGGTACTCTCGCAAAAGAGAGTATGAAACAAAAGTTTGCAACCTATTTCCAAGCTGCCCCAGAGGCTCCTCACATCTTCGACCCCCATTTCACGCAGCTTGTCAACTGCCTTTCCCGCATCTATCGTGAGATCAACGAATCTCCGTCCCTCTATCCCGCTGCCCTGGAAGAGGTGATTGTCGTAAAAGTCCTCAATGATGACCAGAGAGACAAAGAAGTGGATGAACGGAAGTCACGTATCTCTACTCTCGAAAGTGAGATCGAAGAGTTACACGAACGTATTGATACCCTCGAAGGTGATAGCGATGATCACATGGATGAAATAGCTACACTTCAACAGCAACTCGATGAACACATGCAGCAGCTCATTGATCTGCGTCATGAAGTCGAAGCCCTCAGTACTCCGGGTGTTAAGATCATGACCGAAGAATCTCTGACACCCGCCCTTCGCAAAGCCTACGCCCGTATTCGTGAGATCGCTCCGATTTATGCCAGCCTCCATGCCGATATTGCCAATCCCGATATTCCGGCTGAAGAACGGCAGCCACTTGCCGAGGATCTCTGCAAGCTTGATGATGAACGCCGCCGTCTCTGGAAACAGATTGATGACTATGCTGAAGGCAAAGGGGCAACCCTTGACCTTGAGTCCGAACGCCCCGCGTTCAGCGAAAACAGCATCGTTCGCGGCATCGAAATCGCACGTCAAATCAAGCGTCTCAAGCAGAATATCACCAACAGCCGGATAGCTGCCGATAAAGCCAAGACAGACGGCCGTCAAGTGGTCTATGACAACGCCATGGCGCGGATCGCAAAATACGAGGTAGAACTTTCCGAACTTGAAAAGGAAATCGGAATAGTTACCCAAACAGACAATACAGGTGAAAAGGTTTCAGGATAACTTTCCCTGTGCCCTGCATCCCGGTTCCATCGAACCGTTCATGCACAAGGGAGACTGGGCAATACATGAAGTATTGCCCTCTCTTTTATCTGCCATAGGCCCGGCAAACATACGTATTGCAACATTCAGTATCTCGGAGGATAGCCTCAGACCCCTTTTTTTTCTCTCTGACGAGCGAATGATCACCGGTTTAAACCTTCTCCTTGACACTACCGTAAAGCGTCACAAATTAGACCTGTTTTTGTTTGCATCAAATATTACCCCGGAAATACGTATAGACTCCTGCCATGCCAAACTATTGCTCGTCGAAAACGAGAATTATCGTTTTGGCATAGCCGGTTCTGCCAATCTGAACCAGAATCACCGTTGGGAATCAGGTGTTTATTTCACCACCGGGCGACATTATGACTATTTCTCCCAAGCATTTAATGAAGCCTACGAAAATGCATTAAGCTATGAACTTATCCGATGAACAATTACAGCAGATCAGAGAGATGTCGGCCGCCCTGATGCCTCCCACTGAAATAGCCATTTTGCTCGGACTACCTCCCGATCAGCATGACTACTTCTGTGACATCTGTAAAAATCACCGGCAGACCTCAATATTTAATGTCTACCATCAAGGCCGTTTGCAAACCAAATACGAACTCCGTAAAACCGTCATCAAACTTGCCAAAGCCGGCAGCCCGGCAGCCGAACCGCTTGCCGACCGGTACATGAAAGAACAGATCATCAACGAGTAACACCATGCCTAAGAAAGACCCTACATACGAACGCATCGAACGTGCCCTTTATAAAGATCACGATGAAAGCGCCCTCATTCTCACTTCCCGTGAAATGGAAATCAAGGCCCGGATGATGCTCTGTGTCAGCAAGCGAATGGAATCTCCTCTCATTGAAGATTCCGAACTCGTGAACTTCCTGATGCACGGTTGTGGCGGCCAGGCCGAACCAGTCAGCAAATCACAGGCCTACCGTGATATCGCCATGCTTAATCGATTGGTCGGGAATATCCAGCTCGCTGCGAAATCATGGTACCGTTACATGATTGTCGAAGGTGGCAAGAAAGCCTTTCAGCTCGCCATCGACAGCGGAGATGCCAAAGGTGCGGCAGCCGCCCTTGATAAAATCGGTAAATATACCCGCAGCGACAAAGAGGATGATGCCCTCGATTACAGCCAGCTTATTCCTCCATCCTTTGAGCCATCCGATGACGTTACTCTCCTTGAGGGCCTTGAACCCATCGATAACCTTGAGCAAGAAAGACAGGATTTTCGTTCTCAATTCAAAAATATTCTCGCCAGGAAAGCGATCGATATTACGTCCATAGATGACGAGGAGGAGGACGTATGAGCCTGCAAGCTTCTTCCATTCCGTCCGTTTACGATCTCCGGATGAAACAAACGGAAGTCGTCCGGAAGTTCTTCAACAAAATGCAACGGCACGCCATGGCCATCGCTGCCCATGACGAATATATTGTAGCTTCGCGCGGTACCGGTAAATCAGAAGGAATAGACGCTCGCTTCATTCTTCGGAACGTCTGGGAAATGCCCGGTTCACTCGGTGGCATGATATCTCCGAGCTACGCCAAAGCCTGGGGAAATACCTTGCCGGCTATCTGCAAGGCATTGGCAGAATGGGGATACATCCAAAACGTACACTATGTGGTGGGACATAAGGCTTCAGCTTCACTCGGATTTGCCAATCCCGTCCGTCCGGTCCTCGGAGATGGATGGAGTAACGCCTTCCATTTCTGGAATGGCACCGTCATGGTCATACTCTCATTCAACCAAGGCATGTCCGCCAACTCCATGTCCCTCGATTGGGTCATCGGACCTGAAGCAAAATTCCTATCCTACGAAAAAATAAAAGGAGAAGTCAACCCGGCCAACCGTGGCAACCGGCAATACTTCGGACACTGCCCCCACCATCACAGCGTTTGCTATTCCACCGACATGCCTACTGCTTCCATGGGAAAGTGGATTTTGGATAAAATAGATGAGATGTCACCCCAACATATCAATTTTATCCGTACCCTTTACAAAGAATTACAATCCTACAAACGAAAGCCTCTTACGGACCATACCATACGTATGATCAAAGAACTACAACGCGATCTTGATATTGCCCGTAAATACCAGCTTCCCGTTAAGCCCGAACCAGGCAAGACGCGTGAATATACTGTATTCTACGGAGAGTATGATGTGTTCGACAACCTCGAAGTCCTCGGTGAAGACTTTATCTGGCAGATGTATCGCGATTCTCCGCCCCTGATCTGGCGTACCGCTTTCATGAACGAACGCCTCTTTCGTGTCCCGAATGGATTCTACTCCGCCTTGGATGACAACATACACTTCTACATTCCATCCGACAACGGCCGCCTTCGTAGTCTCGGAAGCGACTGGAGCCGGCTCACCACCTGTGGCTGCCTGGGTGATGGCGATCTCGATTTCAGCAAGGAGCTGCACATAGCCTTTGACTCAAACGCCTCTATTTCCACGGCCGTTGTCGCTCAAAAAGATGGAAATATTATGCGCGTTCTCAAATCCTTTTATGTCAAGACACCCGGAAAGCTTCAGGATCTTGTCAAACAGGTAGCCGACTATTACCGTCCGAAACTGAATCACGACATTGTAGTCTATTACGATCATACATTCACCTGGGAATCCGGGGCGACTTCCGAAAGTTACGCCGATATCATCCAGCGTATCTTTACCGAAAACAACTACAATGTCACGATGGAGTATGTCGGCCAGGCTCCTCAGCATGAATGGAAACACCTAAATATTGACCTTACCTTAAAAGGTGATCCACAATACCTATGGGTGCAGATAAACCTTCATCAAAACGAGTTCCTCAAGATCGCCATGGAGCAAACCGGCATCCGTCAGGGTAAAAACGGTTTTGAGAAAGACAAAACTCCTGAAGGAACCGAGGATACCCCCGACAATCCCGACCAGTACAAAACCCATATAACCGATGCTTTCGACACCTTGTGGTACGGCATGAACTTCTTCTTCACCACTCCCGGTAAGTCAGGTACAGGAATCTTCTTTCTACGATAAAAAATGAGAATACCGCATGGCCGTAAATTGAATTTACGTCAAAAATCGCTGAAGCAAAGCGTCCTGAAATCCCGCCCCCTCTGTCGATCCACAATCGGCGGACTCCGCTTACCCGGCGTAGCCGGGCGACCGAAAAAGCCCTCCCCCCGTCCCCTTAAACGTCCGTGGAGTGCCTTTTCTGCCCCATTTTAAGACTTTCTTTTCATCTCCGCTACATTCTCTCCCTTTGAAATCACTATCCTATTTTCACAAATCTCAACTTTTACTTTATCTCCCAACTTAAAGCCGTATGTTCTCAGATACTCGCCTTTAATATTAAAACCTATTGTGCCTTTACCATTTTGCGGTAACCGGACACAATGCAAAAACTTTTCCATCTTTAAATTTTAGTAGTATAACGTACAAAATTTATACTCGGTATGCTCTTTACAGGTTGCACGATACCAGTCACAGGCATAGGTTTCAATTCCTCCGCACAAGTGGGAGGTTCGTTTATTATTTCCGTTTCCACTTCATAAATGGTCGGAATTTTCGTGAAACTGTCAACGATCACACACCATCGGTGCCAACATTCGTTTGTAATGGTGTCCATATGTAAAACTTCTCCATTCAAACTAAACAAACACAAATTAATCAATGTCATTAAACAACAGGTATATGAGATATCAGCACCTACAAAGAACTGCTTTCTGTCCTGTTTCGCAGCAGACAATAAGAGCCTGCCACTTCCGCACGCGGGGTCAAATACCCTATTATCTCCTTCTCTTCTTTTATCTCCCGGCTGTATGGCTGTTGTTAACTCTGTCATTAAATCACAGACACAAACAGGAGTAAAAAACTGCCCATTCTTCCCATTACTTAAAAATTCTTCAAAATAATCTCCAAATGGGTCAATAAATGGTGCATTATCCATTTGCACAATTAGAGATGCAAATGCCTCCGAAAACAAATGTAACTCTTCCTTATTATACGGCTTTATAGTTTTGAAATAAAGTTCCTCTTTGCGCCCCATGGATAAACAGCAAACAATTATTTGCAAAAAATCATCAAGCACTTTTGCCCGTCCGTGTACTCTGGAAATATCCTCTAAATACTCCCCGAATTTCTTAAACTTATTGTTTTTCATATACTTGCAGATTTGAGAACACAAAACAAATTGGGTAAAAGTCTGCCGGGTCGGTATCTTCGTCCTGGTTATCTTCCTGTTGTTGCTTGTCTGTTTGCTTTGGCGTACCCCATAAACAAAGAGCGTGCGAACCTTTTTCGATCCGTTTTCCATCTTTGTTCCATTGTTGTAACGTCTTTAGCTGTGTGTGTCCTGCTTGGGCGTATATCTCTTTCAGACCGTCATTTACCGTACTTATAGCCCCCTCTTTAACAAGTTGTTGAAGTGGTTTAGACAATCCTTTTAATATTTCTCTTTTTTCTTGAATAGTTTTTGCAGAATCAAAAATATTTTCCATCTTTGTATCACGTTAAAAAATTAAACTACGGTTTGATTATTGCCCCCTATGACAGTGCGAATGTCACAGGGGGATTTTTTATTAGTTATCGTTTAGAATTTCTAATTCTGCCCGAATTTCACTTTCTGTTTTCGCCAAATGACTATTTAAGTCTGACATCCAATCACCTAACAATTTACCAATCGCAACAGGGTTGCTTGTCTCAATTGAAAGCCCTTTCGCATCTATTAAAGTCAGTTGCGCATTATTCTTATCGTGAGAGATTGTAAAACTCTCAAGCTGTTTCCGCTTTTCTCTGACTTCCTGATATTTTTGGCGAAGTAAATAAACGCGATCGGCCTTATCCGTCAATTCATCAATACTTAACCGTTTTTTGGTGGTTGGAAATAATCTTTCTGGCCTTTTCTTTTCTTTCAGCTCCGTTTTTTCCTCCGGTTTTGGTTCAACTTTTACAACCGTTTCCGCTTGGGTAACTGAAGCTGATGGCAATAATATGACAGGTGCTACCGAATCTTCTTTCTTATTAGATACTTCGTTACCTGCCAAAACTGTGGCTTTTGACTGTGCGACTTTTGCGCGACTTACATTTGCACTCATTTTGTTATACGTTAAAAAATTAGACATTAAGGGTATTCGGGTGCGAACCTTATCCCCTTTTGATTACATATCAAAGATACTACATTTTAATGTAACACACAAACGCAACATATTGATAAACAGAATATTATATACACTGTACACAAAAGGAGAAATATAGATATGTCTTTCTTTACATCTACTATAAGATATTTTTTTTTCCAACTTCACAAATCAAATCTCAAATTGCCTTCATCACACCGACTAAGGACGCTTTTTAATCTCTAAAAAGTCTTTCATATCACAATAAAGGTTAACAGACAACCATTTCTCACACAATTCCCATATAAAAAAAATCAATAAACTGACATCCAACGGGTAAAGGGTTTTAAAGGGGAAAAATTTCCCCTTTTTCCGTCGTCAGACCACGCACCGCCCTGCGGAAAAGTTTCAACCTAAACATTTTTTTCTCTCTTATATGCTGGCGGCCTCCCTCAAAACGCATCGCGTAAGCGATACCTATTTTGCATTATTCAATGTCCTTTATACAGCCTTTTATGCACGATACCTTTGTCGAAAACATGAATCATGGACAACTCTATCGTAACTATCATTCTGACATTCATCTTCGGAGGTGGGCTTATCTCATATATCACATCCCTGATCACACTGAAGTATACCAAAAAACAAGCAGAAGCCAACGCCATGAAGTCTGTACAGGACGTGTACCAGGAACTGATCAAAGACATGCGATCGGCAATGGAGAATCTTAAGAAAGAGAAGGAGGATGTGGAAAAACGGCTTTCCTTTCGAATTGAATCTCTTGAACTGAAGCAAAAGGAGATGGAGCAGAAGATCGATGATAATGAAAATAAGATCACAAAATTAGAGACTCTCAAATGCAGAAACCTATTATGTAATAAACGTCAACAATGAAACAGTATGCTAAATCTATTATCTATTTTACTTTACCTCTCATTATTGGGAATCTGTGTGCTTGCCGTTCTGCGAAAAGTGGAATCGATAAAACACAAGCGGATACGTCCTTATCGCAACTTGAGCGTATTGAACACAACGTATCAGGTACGATTTCCTCACAAGTCAAAACGAAAGAAACCGAAAAAGGCAACACTTGGCGAATCGTATGTAACTTTGACACGTCACTGCCTGTCGATCCCCAGACCGGACTCCCCCCGACATTGAATATCGAGATCGAAGGGAGTGAGACGGAAACACAAACCTCTCAAGAAGATAATGAGTCTGCACGAATATCGGATAATCTGTCGAAACAAAATGTTATCGACCTTGATACCTCTAATCAGTCTGAAAAACAGACGGATAATGAGCATACTGTTTTCGCTGGAATTGACAAAGGAATCAAAACCGGACTCATTATAGGAATACCCATTATACTGATCATTTTAATAGCCATCAGCTATGCAAGAAAAAAGAATACATCAAAGTAAAATATGGAAACTGATGGAGGAACGAAAAGACGGGAGACCTGTCGAGTTCTCCATCCAGTTTTGTAAAAAAAGTACCGGTGAGCTTATTGCTTACAAACGCGCAGTGCTAACTTCCTTTCACAGTGAAGGCAGTACGATCAATGTGCTACCGGTCAGTGGCGATACTCCACGTAAAATCCGCCGTTGTCTCATAACCCGATTCAATAATTTTAAAGTCATATTCTAATGCCAAAAGAGTTACCTAACCTTAACAAACCCGGATACGAAACATACGCTGTCATGAAGGGTGGAAAGAATATCATCAAGCTGAATGATAGTACCGACATCGTGACAGACCGCGAAGCAAAGGGCGTCGAAATTGTGCCGAAAGGTACAACGGTCCCTATCAAGTTTATCCTGCGTGGCCGTAACAATAACATGATGTATGACATCATGAAAAAGATCGGGCACAATGTCACGGTAGGAAGTAACATTGAGTTCAAGAACAAAGTAATCTACGGTGACAGCGTATTGGTTTACCGCAAACACAGAGATCCTGTTTCCAAAAAAATAGTCAAAGAGGAAATATTGGAAGATGAACAACCTGAAATATTCGAGTTCATTGAAAATAACAACTATCCATTTCAGCGGATGGAAATCGCCAACGATCTGGCCATCTTCTATGATTCATATGTGGAATATATCTTTGATCAAAACGAAACCCCAAAACTCGTACAGGTCAAAACGAAAGAAACCACCTGTTCTCGCATCAGTGAGATAGACGAACACACAGGTAAAAGCGAATGGCATGGTTACTCGGCAGAATGGCATAAGGGTACACCGGAAGATGTTGTCGCCACTCCGCTGCTTGACCGTCAATTTCCGCTCTATGATTTGAAAATGCGTATGGGAATGATCCCCAACCAGTCAGGGAAAAAAGTTCTTGTAAAAGATCGCCGGTTCATTCATAATATCCGTATCAGTACCCCCGGCCGTTTTTATTATAGCGTGCCGTATTGGTGGAGCATTTTTGCAAGCGGTTGGTACGATTTTGCTTCCGCCATCCCACTATTCAAAAAAGCTTTGATAAAAAATCAAATGGCTCTCCGCTACATCGTCTATATTAAGGATACGTTTTGGGATAAACTATATACTGATCTAAAGCTGACCAAAGACGAAGACAAGGTTGCGGCACGGAAAAAGTTTTTGGATGAAATGAACGATTTTCTTTCCGGTGAGGAAAATGCCGGCAAAGGATTCGTCTCCGGATTCCGTTATGACCGGATTAAAGGATTTGAAGACAAAGACATCATCATCAATCCCCTTGAATCCTTCTTCAAGGGTGGAGAATACATCGAAGACAGCGAAGAGGTCAGCAACACACTCTGTTATGCACAAGGTGTTCATCCCTCTATCATCGGAGCTTCTCCAGGCAAAGGAAAAAGCATCAACGGAACCGAGGCACGGGAGTTGTTCACCATCGAGCAGGCACTTATGAGAATCTACCAGGATTGTACATTGCAGCCCCTGTACTTCGCCAAGGCTGTCAATAATTGGCCGAAAGATATATTCTTCTCCGTTACCAATTGCCAGCTCACCACGCTCGATCAGGGAACCGGAGCAACAAAAAACACAGGTCTAACCCCAGAAACTGAAGAAAAATGAACACCATTATCCCAGACATCGAGACACTTAAAACAGTGGTTAAGATAAATGCTGCAATTCCTTATGAATCAATCGAATGTTTCATGGAAGATGCTCAGGAAATATATATTCTTTCCCAGATCGGAAATAAAACGTTTGAAAAATCCTCCGAAGATGGAATACTAAAAAACAAGATTCTTCGTGCATTAGGTCCTCTCACTCTCATGCTTGCCACTCCTGAGTTAGGCATTAGCTATGGCGACAACGGTATTACGGTAGACAACCAGCAGGGCAAACGTTCTCCGGCCAACGAAGCCAAAATAGAAGCCGCAAAAGAAAACCTGTTGTTCCGTGGGATGCAAGCCCTCGACCGTCTCTTGAAACATTTGTCCGATAACAGTGAACGATATCCCGATTATATAGAGTACCAGAAAAAAATAACCGGCAATTCTCCCTGTATCATCTCCAACGCACAAGCCTTTCAAGATGACGGCATGGTCAACATTGATTATTCAACCGTCACATTCCGCACCATGCTTCCTACACTTCGTCAGCTTCAGGAACGCCAACTCCGTGAAATGTTACCGGAAGAGCTATTCACCCGCTTGCTCGCAAATAATGAACTGTCAGCAAAGGAAGACGTTCTTCTCTCTCATTGTGTCCGTTATTTAGCCAACAAATGCGCTGAACTCTACACTTCCCAGACCGGACACGATCAACGTACCGCCACCGGAACCCCTGAGTTTAAACCCGTCATCCGCCCTGTTTACCAGGATACCACCGAAACCGGAAACTTTTTTGCTGGCCAGGCTAATTATTACGCTGGCAAGATTCAAACATATCTCACCGAAAACGCTGTCGATCTCGGCATAACCATCCCGGATGTAGCTATGAATTTTAACTCAAAAGAAAAGCATTTATTCACTTCAATATCATAATCATGCACAAGATACTAATTAATGATGATCTCTACCACCTCCCCGAATCCTGGGACGAATTGACCGTACCTCAGCTACTCCACCTTGTCAAGCTCACTAAGTCCGATATCCCCATTGAGCAACTGAAGATCGAAATGCTGCTATACTGCTTACAAGCGCATGTCCGCCGACATAGAATCATATACCAGGACAAGGTTCGTATAGCTATCGGACAACGTTCAAAGCAGGCTAAATTCACTGTCCGCAACCATTCCTATCTACTTACCCCTGAAGAGATAAACAGCCTGGCCGATCTGTTTCAGTTCCTTCTGAAACCCATTACGGAAAGAATCACGAACGAAGAGAGATACTATGTCAATCCCCTACTCTCGACCAATCCCTACCCCACTTTCCGATGCCATCTCCATGCTTATACCGGTCCCGATGATGGCCTTCTGAACATCACCTTTGAACAATACATGTATCTACAGACCTATCTCGATGCCATGCGCCAGGCCCCGCAGAACATCAACCTCCTGTTAGCCTGCCTGTGGTACCGTGGCAAGGTATTCGATATCAATCGCATTGAAAAAGATGCCGCTGTTCTCAAACACCTGCCTGACAACAAAAAAATGCTCATGTATTGGTTTATTCTTGGTAGTCTATCGTTTCTTGCCGAAATGTTTCCCGATGTTTTCTCCGGAGACGGAAAAGGTTCCGGCCGTATCTTCGATTCACAACTCCGCCTGCTTGACTCCCTCGCCCAGTCTGATATGACAAAGAAAGACGAAGTACGGCACGGTTTGTTGATTGATGCACTCTATTCCATGGATGAATCTATTAGTCATAAAAAGGAAATAGAAGAACGATTCAATAAATAAATCACAAAAAGAGTTTGTTACTTGCAAACTATTTTAATAAAAAGTTTGCAAGTAACAAACTTTTCTATATCTTTGCATTGTCATAACAAACGCGGGTGACGTCCGCATTAGTTCTTTAATTTTATGGAACAATTGTTCAACGCTATCGTTAAGATAGCAGAAGCGAACCCGGATGGGTTCACGGTTGACCTTACAACCTTAAAAAAGGTCACAAAAGGTATTTCAGTCGCTTACCTCGAGACTCAAGACTGTTTCGGAGAAGAAGGATTGAAAAGAGTTCTTAACCATGCTTTGATGCACGAAAAGAAAGTCGGTGGATGGCTGAATGAAGAAAACCAACAGTTTTACTTTGACAGTATCCGGATTTTCACCAATCTTGAAGAAGCCAAGCAATTCGGACGTGAGAATCAACAGATTGCAATTTTCGACATTACGCACATGAGGCTCATTAAATTGTGATCCGGAGGGGCTTCGGCCCCTCCTTTTAAAGGAGCTATAATACCTATTATATAAACCGTTAGTCAATACGTTAATTGACAATAATAACTAATTGCGATATGAAAAATTTAGAATTACTCCCTCTCTCTGCCGAGAGTAAAAAGCGAATTGAAGAGTTTGCAAGGCAGTATCAGCGGTATGGTCATATTACCGTAGAAATTGTGTCTTATTCAGAAGGACGCCTGATTGTACGTGCTGAACAAAAGGACCTCATTAACGGCAAGTTCCTTTCAAAAAAAGAACTTACTGAACGTGTACGTGAAATGTTTAAAGGAGAAATACCAGAGGAATGGAAACTTACGGTCTCTGCCGTCAACTTCGACCGCAAAGACATAGACAGCATCACTGTTGACTGGATCAAACGTAGAATGGAAAGATTAGGCTTGAAAAACAAACATCTAAGTAACTATACGGGTATTGATAAATGTACAGTCTCTTCCCTCCTTTCCGGAGATCGCGAATTAACCAAATGGCATAAAGTAGCCCTCTACTATTTCTTTAAATATTACGAGGTGGCTCCATTCTAAATCTAATTGTAAGTGGAGTAAAATTCCGCTTACAATTACTAATCATTTAAAAAATATCATGAAACTTATTCGTACATTTCATCCTGTTGGTTTTGGAGCCTTTTACACAGAAAAGCATATTGATCCTACATCAAAACAGTCGATCAACGTTGTATACGACTGTGGTACCCTACACAATAAACACTATATTAAAGATGCAATAAGAAGTTATTTTAAACAAGGAGATTATATTGATCTGCTTATTATATCACACTTTGACATAGATCACATTAAAGGTATCCCTTTTTTAATGGATTATTGTAATATAAAAAAGGTTATTATCCCATATATCCCCAAAGAAGATAGAATTTTATTTGTCTATTCTCAAGAAGAATTACCCCGTTATGCACAACTCATTATTGATACTCAAAAATACTTTGGTCCAACAACTGAAGTCATAAGCATTAAATCTATAGAACAAGAAAATCAAAGTGATAATCCAGATCACAAAACTAAGATTTCAGAGGAGAAAGGTGAACATGATAAATCCGAAGAAAGTTTAATTAGTGGGTCAAGAATAAAGCTTCCCTCTTTATCGAATTGGTGTTTTATTCCTTTCAATTATGATTATTCAGCTCAGGTTGCAACTTTAAAAAAAATATTGGTAGCCCAAGGATTAGATTACGATCAACTTTCCTCAATTAAATACATAAAAAGCAATTATAATTCTATTCATAAAGCATATAAAGGGTTAGCTAATACCAATGAGACCTCATTGGTCTGTTTCTCAGGTACACTTAGCCAAGCCAACTCTGCAAGACGTGTGACATTAAATCACGTTTTTAATCCATGCAATCCATCGTATATGGGGTTAAACTGCTTGTATTATGGTGATGCCAATACTTCGAAAATAGGTTTTCTATGCCATCTTCAAAACCGTTTAAAAGGATATTATAATAGCGTCCAAACCATACAAATACCACACCATGGTTCCGATAAAAATTTCAACATCCATATTTTGCAAAATCCATCAAACCAGATATCAGTTATATCATCAGCCCCCCATAAAAAATATAATTTACCCAAACCAACAGTTATTAAGGATATTCAATCCACCGGTTCCATTTATATTAATGTAACCAAAGATCCCAAAAGTAAATTTATAGAAGAAGGATACTACTGATCTATCAGGGTATCAATTGAGCATACTAAAAATCAGAATATCTTACTTTTTCTTATTGGTTTCCTGATATACGGGATAGATTGAACTAAGTTTTCCATTTTTTATAATGATTATTACTGGAACGCCACTTGATGTCTTTGCTTCATATCGAAATTGAGAATTTTCAACTTTAGTACGATGCTCATAAGCATATTTTAATTCGTGAAATAATTGTGTTCTTGTCCAAGATCGGGGAAAAAAAGTAGATTCTTTTGAAAACCATTTATTATTCTGTCGTTCAAAAACATCTACAATAGCTTTCCACACACAATGTTGGTCTGTTTCACCAATGATGGTTTTGATTCTCATATTTGATTCATCGAAAAAATGTACTCCTAATATTTTATTCGCTTTTAAATTACCTTTCACGGAATGTTGAATCGCTTTTAAAAAATCCTCAGAATGTTTTTCCCCATGTTTGACAAAAATCGCATCCTTTAAAGAAACTATTAAGATATTTTTTTCTTCAATAATTTTCTGTGCCCTACTACCATTTTCTATCATCAATTTTTTGTATATAGGTGACAGTTTTGTTATTTGAGAAATAGAAGTATAAGGCCCTTCCAATTTTTCAGAGATTGGATATGGCCCACCTTTAAAAGCAATAATTCTAACTCCAGTCTTTAAATCAAAAGGAGAATCGATACAAGCACAGTTGTCCATTAAATAATATAATACATCATTCATAGCACACATTATAAATTTTGATTAAAGATATATTTTTTTTATATCAATACGAAATTTCATTGAAAGCATAACAAATTTCCTAAATGCGAATTAAATATCTTCAACAGGTAGTAATTTAAAGTAAATCTTTCGATAATTTGATATTTATTTTATAATCCCCCACTAAGGTATAAAAAATCACTCATTTATCGTATCTTTGTCGAATAATAACACCCAAACAAAATTATTATGAAAAGAATTTCTTTATTACTGGCGATCTCATTCGCTTTAATTACTTGTGCATCAGCACAAAATTCAGATTTAAACAAGTGGATCAACAAAACACAGGGGAAATCCACTGTTGTCAATCAACAAAACAAGGTTCAAACCAATTCTCAGCTTAGTAACTACAGCCTCTTGATGGAGAAGTCAACTAAGTTTCAATATGGCGCTCTTGCATGTGCCACCATCGGAACAGGTCTTTCCATCGCTGGTGCCCTCGTTGGAACAAAGAGTTACTATGAAGATCCAAAGAATCCTACTCCGGAAGAAATAGAAAAAGCCGGAAATCAAGGGGAATCCGACCGTAAACTCCGTCGTGGCCTGTTTGTCGGTGCTGGTGTCAGTTTTGCCGCCGCCTTATGCTTAGAGTGGGCTGCACTTGATTATAAGTTTAAGGCTGGTCGATCTCTAAAACTTTATGCTAATGGAACTGGAGGAGGATTAGCTTATACATTTTAACAAAATAAGCGGAGCAAAAAACTCCGCTTATTTTTATTCTAAAAAGATTTTTGTTTATCTTAGCTCCCGCCAAAATAAACCAGTTCGTCAATTCCTTATGTCGTGCATCCGTAAAATCGGATGGCTGGGTGGTTCCAGTTGGCACACGACATAAGGAATTGATTTTTTATATTCATGGAATCATTAGATACCCATTTTAAAGGAATAATATTAAGTGCCTTCCGCCATGACCCTCGCAAAAAACGCATTCAGCATGATATCATGGAATTGGATTGACGTAAAATTAACTGATATACAACTAATAACATACCGTAAGCAATTGGTTATGGAAGGTTTAATCACAGAAGAAGAGCCGGATGAGGTCAATTCATTAATCGAAATCACTCCTAAAGGATATGACATTATAGAAAAATATGGTAATTATCAATCTTTCTTAGCAGCCAAGGCAATAGACACAATCAATAACACAAAATTGACTACACTCAATATAAAACAACTAAGAATCAAAAATCTATCCATATTAATAAATATAATATTGGCCATTTTAGGGATACTCCTCACCTCTTACACCATTTATCAAAACAACCAGAAAAACGAATTAAAGGAGTTACTTTACAAAAGTAATATAGAAATTCCAATAAAATAATATTTTTCAGAACTTCTCGTTTGCAATCCCAAATATTATTACCATATTTGCAGTGCTAAAACATCCATAGAATGTAATCTATGTCGCAGAGCGCGGTTAATGCTCGCAATAAGTTGGGCTTTTTTTATGCCCATACATTGATTATATGTAGAAGTTTACTTATTGTAAACAAATACGGCTGTCTTTCCCACATTATTACAATGCTCAGGCATAGTTACTAATGGATGTTTTAGCGAACGGGAGATGACAGCCGTTTCTCTGTCTAAACGCTAAAACATCCATTAGTATGAAAACAAAAATCTCCGGCACCAACTACGTGCCTGCCTACCGTACATCTACCGGTAGCAAACTCAATTCTTTTATCAATTACTTTCTCCCCGAAGATTGTAAAGTTGAAACTCGCTCTGACCTTTACTACGTCACAGCCATTGTATTCCTCTGTGCCACCTTTTTCTTTTTTCCCTGTATCGTAGGCGCTATAGCCTGTGTTGTCAAGGCCAAACGGCAGAAAGGAGGTCAACAATGATACTTCATCTCAAACCTCAATTTACACCCCATAAGGTTCAAACGAAGGGCCGGTTGTCTGCCATCCGTTGCAATTCCTTCGTCCGTAAAATAAAAGATGTATGTTTCAATGTAATAGGAGACCAATTGATAGAATTAAGATATACCTCTGTCTTTAGCCATACTCCCAACGAAGAAAAGAGTAGTTCATTCGGATTCTTCACCTCATTAGAAGAGATGGAATATGTATGTAATAAAATGCAGGAGTTTATTGCTCAGTATAAACAAATAACCAAAGGAGGTCTACAATGAAATTCTTTATTGATTGTCCCCATACCTATGTCTCTGTAAACAACAAAGGTAAAGAATTCAACGAATGGATTTATTCGTTCAAACACGTATTAATAGCCAATGAACTCTCACGCGATACCTTCATTGAAGGCATACGTCAGAAAGCAACTATGCTCGATACCAAGTATCCGCGTACACGCAAATTGTGCGTTTCCGTCACTGAACACTCTGGAGACGACTGCATCTATATTTCTGTCTACCCTGAAGAGCAACCCGATAAGCAGATATTCATCCTGAATATTTATCATATTCGCGGTGACTTCCAATTTTGCGAAAATGTTACCCCCCGTTTGGAAAATAAAGCTATCCCCGGAATATGCAAAATCTGCGGATGCACCGATGATGATCCCTGTTGGAATCCCGTTCATGGAACCTGCTGGTGGGCCGATGAAGAACAAACCCTTTGTAGCCATTGTGCCGATCTAACCATCAAGAATCATCCGGACACCGTTCATTGCATCAACTCCCTACAAGCAAAGGAAGGAGGTAAAAAATGAACCGACATGAAGCCCTCCGCCTGATCAACTCCCTGCTTGATCCGGACACTCCCATGGACGAAAAGCAACTCGCTGCCGCCCGACTTTCCGAATTAATTCGTATCTTGCTCCCCGAACCCGATAACCCCGAAGAGCCATGATATTTACCATTCTCTGTATAGGAGGTACCATCACCCTCTGCCTTGCCTTCACTAAGGCTTCCCGGTCCCTCCTGGCTAAAGCTTTCTGGATCATCCTTATGATTATCCTCCTGGCTTTGTACCTGTTCCCATAGTCCGGTAATCCACCTCCGGAACCTGTCCTTTATAGCCCGTCTCCCGCGGGCTATTTTTGTCTCCATAATCCAAACCTCACATTTATGGAGATATACGATCATTTTTCTACCGGTGAACTATTAGCCACCCACCTCCGGGACATCGCCCATACCCCGAAGCATCTCCGATTCTTTACCGCTTTCGGTATCGAGGACTTATACGATTTTGAAGATCGCCTTTCCAGCGTCTCCGGAACTATCCTGATCGCCATCGACAGCAACGAGTCCGACACTACCGATAACCGTGCCGATTCACTCATTGACCGTGCAGCCTACTCTTTCGTTGTTGCCCGGAATACCAATTCCGACCGGACATCCACAATTCAGGAAGCCGTTCGCAAATGTAAGCTACTTGCAAAGCAAATACGCAATCGCCTGTTTCTTACTTCCTCTCTTCTGGGCATTATCGATCATGACACACAGATCACCGGAATTGGGCCGATCGGGGACAATTTCTACGGTGTCATCCTTACTTTTTATCTTAATGTCCCTGAATCTTATTTCATTGATCCAAAATTTTGGAAGGAGGACTAACGTTATGGGATATTACAAAAACCGTGGAGACCTCCGTACCGAAACCCGTCGTTACAATGCAGCGCGCCGCCGTGCCTCCAAGATGGGAACCCTAGACAGTTCCCGGCTTATCCGTATGGAAACCATCTCCGAAATCGAACGCTACAACATAGCTTCCGATGCCGACCGGCTTACTGCCTTTAATCAGGCTGTTCAAAAATGGCAGAACTCCGTAGCTGCGCAACTCCGTGCTGCCATCTCTACCCGTAGTATGCGCATCGCTCGTGAACTACAACCCCGTGCCTACACCGACCGTTACGGACTCATTGACCGTCTTGGCTTTTCCTTCCCGCGACATGGTATTTACATTCATAAAGGTGCCGGGCGCAGTCAAGGCGGTACGATCGGTTCGTCCTGGACGAAACTCAAGCGCATCAATGGCGTTGAAGTCAGCACCGGCATTGTCCGCCATACCGATCCCAATTCACTCAATGCCACTCAAGGCACCGGCAACCGGCAGGCCTACGAATGGTTCGACCCCATTATCCGTAACCGTATTTCCGAACTCGCCAACATTGTTAGCAACTATTTCGATACCATGATCATCGATGCCACCCGCATCTACATAGATAAGTAAAAATGACCTATGAGCAATAAAGACCTAAACCGCAGTATTAAGATTTTCATTGACGGCTCCGAAGCCGCTCAGGGAGTATCTAAGGTAGAAAATGCCATTCAAAAGTTAGAGGCCAAGCTCGCTGGTCTTAACAAATCAGAAGCTGATTACGCCACTCGTTCCAGGCAGCTACAGCAGGAACTCAATAAAAAGAATAAGACTCTTCAAGACTACAAAGCCAAAGTCGAAGAAACCGACCGTGTTCTGAAGAATCTGTCCGGAGCCACCTATAACCAGCTAATCTCCGTTCAGGCACAAGTTCGTAAAGACTTGCGAAAAGCCATTCCCGGTACTCAACAGTACACTGCCGCACTCGAACAGAACCGGCGTGTTACCGAAGCTCTTACTCGTGCCCAAGCCGCCATGCGTGTCGAAGTCGGTTGTCAAGGTACCACACTCGGCCGTGCCGTTGGATTTTTCAATAAATACGCTGCTGTTGTTACTACCGGTATCGCTGCCATCACCGGTGCAACCATGGCTCTCAATACTTTACGTGAGAAACGTAACCAGCGTGAAGAAGCCAAAGCTGATGTCCAGGCTCTTACCGGTCTTGATTCTGACAGTATCGCGTGGCTCGAGCAACAGGCCATTCAGCTTTCTACCACCATAGACGAGTCTGGAATCCGTATTCGACAGTCTGCCACTGAAATCCTCGATGCCTACAAACTCGTAGGATCAGCCAAACCCGAACTGCTTGAAAACAAAGAAGCCCTTGCCGAAGTCACCAAGCAAACCCTTATCCTTGCTTCCGCCTCCGGAATGAAACTCAAAGATGCCGTTGATGCTGTTACTCTTTCCCTCAATCAATATGGAGATGGTGCCGATCAAGCTGCGCGTTACGCCAATGTTATGGCTGCCGGTTCCAAATACGGGGCTGCTGCCGTTGAATCTGTCACCAGTGCCATCACCAAATCAGGTGTTGCCGCAGCTTCTGCCGATATTCCAATCGAACAACTTGTCGGTACCATCGAAACCCTTGCCGAAAAAGGTATCAAAGACGAAATAGCCGGCACCGGTTTGAAGAAATTCTTCCTCACTCTCCAGACTGGAGCTGATGATACTAACCCTAAAATCGTTGGTCTCGAAACCGCCCTCGATAACCTTCAGAAGAAACAACTTTCTGCAGCAAAAATTAAAAAAATGTTCGGTGAAGAAGGTTATAACGTAGCCTCTGTTCTTATCAATGAAGCCGAAAAAGTCAATTATTATACCGAAGCCGTAACCGGTACCAGTGTCGCCATGGAGCAAGCCGCCACCAAATCCGATACTGCCGCTGCCAAGCTCGATCAGGCTAAAAATCGTATGCACGAAATAGGAATTGAGTTGATGGATAAGCTCAATCCTGCTTTGGTTTCTGCTGCCAATGGTGCTGTCAACTGGACTTCCCGTTTGGTTGCTCTTGTTTCCTGGATCAACAAACACAAAGCCATTGTCCTTACTACTACCATCGCCATCGCTTCATACTATACAGGTGTAAAGCTCGCAACCCTGTGGGAAACCCGGTTCAAAGACGCCAAGCTCGCCACTGTAGCCGCTGACAAACTCCGTCTCTACTGGACCAAGTTAGTCGCTGCCTCCCAATACACAGCCATGGGCGTACAAAGTCTTTTCACAAGTGGCATGGGTACCCTATCTTCCCGTGTACTTTTCTCTAAAGATTGTTTCGCCATGTTATTCCGTATACTGAAACTGAATCCTTTCGGCATCATCGCTACCCTTGTAGCCGGTGTTGCCATCGGTATCTATAAACTCGCCACTCGTACCACCGAGGCCTCTCGTGCTGTACAGAGCTTCATCCAAAAAAACATTGAAGAACAAAGAGAACTGCGTAAAACTTACAACGCTCTCCTCAATACCAAAGACGGAAGCCGTGCCCGTCAGGATCTCATTGACGAATTCAATCGTAAATACGGAGGTTACCTCAGCAATCTTCTTTCTGAAAAGTCTACCATCAATGATGTGAAAGTAGCTTATCAAGAAGCCTCTATCGCCATCCAGCAAAAAATGGCCGCACAGTCTTTGAGCGAAAAAACTGAAGAAATCGAGCGAAAAAGTCTCGATAAAAAAGCCGAAACTCTCCAAAATCTACAGGATACTTTAAGCAAGGGTCTGACAGATAACCAGCTCCAGAAAGCCCTTCCCAAGATCATCGACTATGTAGACAAATACATCCAACAGGGTTATAGCGTTGAAGATATAACCAAAGGAGTTGCCCGTGGCATATCTAATACTTATCAACAATTCCGGCTCAAGCAAGATAACGGAAAATGGGGTCTCGACCTCATTCCAAAGATTGCCGGTCAAGTCAAAGACTATGTAGAAGTTGTAAAAGAAAGTGCCAATGAAGTACAGGCTGTCAAAGATAAATTAAACCCATTTCTCAAAAAAGAAACTCCAAAACCTGCCAATCAATTGGAGGAAGTAGTCATCACCCCTGAAAAACAAAAACCTTCCGGAGGAGGGACCTCCCTCACTGATGAAGAGATAAAGAAAAGAATCAAAGCCGAACTCGATACCGAAAAGAAACTCTACGAGCAGAAGCAAGCGACCCTCAAAGAATTCTACCTTGAAGGCCACGATGAAACCCTTCAGACCGAAAAGCAGTTCAACTCCGAAATGGAGTGTCTACAAATCGAACACCTGCAACGTTCCATCCGAATCGTTGGCGAAAAGAGTCAGGAGGCCGCACAATATCAAAATCAAATCAACGATATCAAAATCAAACAGCAGCGCGAACACATCCAACAACAGATAGATGCCGAGAAAGAACTGTATGAACAGCAGCAAACCGATCTCAAGCTCTTGTATGCTTCCGGAAACGATGAAAACCTACGTACCGAACAAGCCTATAACGAAGCGATGGAGCAACTCACCCTTATGCATCTCGAGCGTACACTTCAGATCGCTGGTCTTACTGCCGATCAACAGAAAGCCATCGAAAAGCAACTCCTCGACTTCAAAGTAAAATGCCTCAATGATGAACTGAAGGAACGGCAACGTCTTGAAAAGAAAGATTCCGATACCCGCGAAGCACAAGCCAAGAAAGAGCAGCAACGTTACCAGCAACGTGCTTCCCAATATGCCAACTACGGCCAACAACTCGGTGATTCCCTCGGTGCCATTATCTCTAAGCAGGAAAATGCAATGGAAGGATTCGCCGATACGATGATCGATATCGTTTTCGATGTACTTACTCAGATTATCAATGTCGAACTTATCAAGCTGACCGGTGTCGGTATCTCCGCTGCTGCCGAAGTCACTGCCCGTGAGATCGGCTCAAAAGGTTTCTGGGGTATTGCTTCCGGTGCCGCACTTGCCGGACTCATCGCAGCCGGTATCGCTACTGCCCGTTCTGGTCTCAAAGGACTTATAGGGAAGAGGAAAGACACAGGCGAATCATCAGATAGCGATTCCCCCGAACCACCCAAAACAGCAACCGTCACAGTCAATCAATGGGCTTCCGGCCATTACAATGTCATTGGACAGGATGATAATCGTACCTACCGCGATGTTCCCTATATCGGTCCTGCACCTACCGGTATCGTTCACCGCACCTCCCTTATTTCCGAGACCGGTTCCGAACTCATTATTAATGCCGAAGACCTCGCCCGTCTTCAGCGACATATCAACTACCCCCTCGTTGTCCAAGCCATCAACGATGCCCGAACTGGCCGCGTTCCCCAACGAGCCGATGGTAATTACGATCCACTGGAAAACTGCACCAGAAACGTCAATTCCATTGCCGATGGTTCCGTCTCTGCCTCCGAACTTCGTGAACTTTGTGCGCAAATTGGGCAACTTATATCTAAACTCGGTAATCTGCGTGCCTACATCGTCCTTCGTGACCTCCGCGAAGCCGAAGACCTCGACCACCGCGCCCGCGAAACATTCACTAAAAAAAACAAATAACCATGTCACTTAAAATATCCAACTCAAAAGGGATTTTTAATCTTCCTCCGGATTTCACGCTTGAGATTGAAGACAATTCTCCCGTTTACAGCAGTGAGGGTTCGCAGTCCACCACAGCTACTTTCCCTCCCACTCCGCAAAACTTCCGGCTCATCTCACATGCCCATCGTCCGGATACTTCTATCAAGCCTCTTGCCGATGATGACCGTTGTCTAATCACAGATGGTTATACCACCCGCATCGGCAGCATGAATATTACCGACACATCCACCTCCAAAGGGATCACCGCAAATATCGGTTTCGATGAATCGGAAGCCTATCGCATCTGGAACGCCATCAATCTCCGTTCGCTTAAACTTCCCGTTTACACACCTGAAGGCGGACTTCCTGAATTGATAACTTGGCTGGAAGATATTCTCAAAGAGCGTATCACCGACACCCCGTTCTATGTGTTCACCGTCTGTACCTCCAATGCCACACTTGAGAATGACAACATTAAAACATCTTATCCCGAATACCTCAACCAATACTACTGGAAACAGGGGCTTCACCTTTTTTCAGAGGAACGTATAGAAACCTTCTGCATCGGCAACGAACCCGTCACTGTCACTGTCCCGGCCGGATACGGAATCACTGCCTTTCTCAAGGTATCTTATATCCTCGAAGCCATCTTCTCCACCTATGGCTACACCATTGCCGAGAATCCATTCGTCACGCATCATCAGCTCTCCCGCCTCGTTGTACTCAACAACTCCGCCGACTGCTGTGTCAAGGGCACGCTCAGCTACTCCGATCTCATGCCGGATTGTACAATTAATGAGTTTCTCCAAGCACTTTATTGCCGGTTTGGCCTCGTTTACTTCATAGACGGCAACAGTCGTACCGTCCGTCTCAAACTCATTCGTGATGTCATCTCTGCCACTCCGCACTTCGACATTACCACCTTACACCAGGCACCTCCGGTCATCTCCTACCAGACACCTCAGCAACTCCGTCTTTCGGCAGCCACAAACATTACTGATCCTGCCGGAATTTATACAGCCGCACCTTCTGCCGAAACCCTTGACAAGTTTCTCAAACCTTACCATTACATCGTTTCCCCTCCTGGTAAGGGAGGGTATCTTGTTCATAGCCGGACATTAGGACAATACAGTCTCAACAGTCCCTATTTCAAAGACAGAATAAAGCTTCTTTCTTCTGATTTTTTTCCCTGGGACCGCGGTTCCGACTGTGCCTACCTTGATATCAGTTCCATTGACGAGTCTCTTCCGCAGCGACTTGAATATGGAAATCTGCTCGATGCATATTATATCCCTATGTATCTGCTTGGAAAAGTACATCGTTACACCTCCATCAGCAGTTCAACAGTCGAGTTATCCGAAAATCTCGACACTTCCACCCCTTTATGTTTTTGCTTCTCCATTCCTAAGCAAGCGGACGGAAAAGTACCATACGGTTCTGTACGCTGTACTGGATCGGATGGAAAATCTGTGGTTGATGCTCAGAACCGACAGTTTGATATCGATCTCACTTTTGTCGGAGAAAACGGACTCTTTGAAAGATTCTGGCGCGGTTACGATGCCATTCTCCGGCATGCCAACCATACCATCGAAGGTGATTTTTCGCTCACTCACAGCGAACAGCGCAATCTTGATATGGCCACCCCTGTCAACTTCGATGGTCAACCCCTTCTCCCGGAATCGAGCCGTTACGTTCTTCCCTCAGCGCCCAGTTCTTCTGTTTCTCTTCGTCTCCGTACCCTCCGTCTGCTACAGCCCTATGACCTCGATAAGGAGCAAAACGTACCCATCGTTCCCCAACTTTATAAATGGGTGTTTTTCGACAATAAAGACAGTGTTGTCAACGCTGCCATCCTCGCTCAGGTCAACGCCTGGAAAAAACTTATTGGAGGATATCCAAATGAGTGGGCCGGTACTGTAATTAAAAACGCAACCGACAATGCCCCCGACAAGGTGCCCTATACCGTACCATCAGAAGCTGAGTACGAATCCGGAAAGCAAATCTATATCCAGAAAGTCAATTACGGTTTCGATCTCTATTATCGTTTCAAGTCCTGGAGCAACAATCCTGTTACCGGACAGCCCATTTACGAAATTATCGAAGATGGCGGAGTACATTACGACGTACAATACGACCTCAAGCTCCGCGCTGACCTTCTATAACATGTCCTTTCCCTTCTCTTCAGGAATCTTCAATTTTGCAAAAACAAATATCGCAATGGAAAATAACATTATCACCGCCCCTTCGATCACAGACATCGATACCCTGTTAGGGTACTGGAAGGCCATGTCCGGAAACTCGGGAAAGACGAAAGACGATTTCTTTCACTTTCTCACCACTCCCGGCCAGACACGCGACAACTTTCTCGCCCGATATTGCACCGCCACAGTTCGTCTGCTTGGAGATATTATCATTCATAAAGTCATACCGCAGCCATGAGCCTCACGCTTTCACATAGTCCCTCGTATCGTTCCTTTGTCGGGAACCCGATCCGCTTTTCCCTTCTTACCGATAGCGAACAACCGCTGTCATGTACTCTGACCATAGCCGGCCAGACCGCCTACACTTTTTCACACGCCCCCTTCCTGGGCATGTGCGAGTTCGACATTGCCGACATTCTTGCTTCATACATCGACACACCCGTTATCGAACCCTCCCAGACGGATATCATCACGCCCGTGCGACAAGGGTACACCGTTTATTACACTCTTACCGTCACAACCGGTATCGAATCCGAAACCGTCACCTTTGAAGGAATCGGATTTCGGGGAGGTATCAGTAAACGGCTAACACGCCAGCTTCAGGACAAAGGTCTCGACATGTTTTCCTACCGTCTCTCCAACCCGCAGCGGCAGTTCTTTTTCACAACCCGGACCAACGGCCGAAACATCCGCATCCGCGAAAATGAAATAGCCCCGTTGCTTTTCCTGGCACCCGTTGAAAACATGACCTTCGTAACCGATTCCGGAAGGTTGATCACCCTTACCGGTCTTGCAACACAAACCCTGTATGCTCTCAACATACCGGCTATGCGTAAAACCATTTTCGACACCTACAACGAACTGCCGGTCTATTTCTCATTACTTATCGCAGATCATTATGTATGCGATATCACCCTGCTACCCGCCACACCAGCTATCGAGCATAATGTCCTTCTCTTCCGCAATTCGCTCGGTACCTATGAACGCATAGCGTTCGATGCCGCCAGTACACGTACTCTCGAGTCGTCCGATGATGATCAAGACAGCTATACCCTTTTCGATCCACAGACCTCCGGCTATGTCACCGGTTATTTTCGTCTCCCAGTCACTACAGTACGAGCTACGGAAACCGGAATCAAGCCCCCCTCCGAACTCATGTTCCTTGCCGATATGCTTTCGTCCGATGATGTCTATCTGCTCATTCCCGGTCAGTCCGCCATCCCAGTACATGTCACGGCAGACAAATATCAGCTACCAGGTACCAGCATTGAGCCGGTGTCTGTCTCCGTCACCATCCGTGCCGTTGAATCCGATGCCTATTACTCTCCGGAAGCTGATTTCAACCTGCCTTCCAACCGCTTCGGAGAATGGATTTTCGAGGATGGCAGCCTGAATTCCTGGGGCATTATTTACAATGACCGCCGCCTCATTGAACCCTAA